TTACAATTTCCTTTGGATAATTTATCAATGTTGATTCCGAAGTTGTCATAAAATTCTTGATTCCCCAATCAAGCCCTAAGAATTCCTTATTTTGATTTATTGTTACATCTGGAACATCATAACATCCTGAAACATACCATTTTCCTTTTTGATAATGAAAACGGATATTCTTTATATATGTTAGATTTTCTTTTGTAACATATTTTTTATCTATAGGAATCTTTCTTGATATTGTCGATTTGTATTTTTGTGCTAATTCTATGCGAATAGGCATACGAATAGAATAATCTTTAACTAAATATCTGCCATCAACAATATAGAATGATTGTTTATTAGGATCATATTTATGAAACTTCGGGGATCTACTGGATAGCTTTTGATAAAATCTTGTCACGCCTGAAACATAGTCTACAATCGCACCACGAACAGAACGCATTAATAATTCTGTTTTGCAATTATATGTAGATTCATATTCTTGAAGTAAATCTCGATCTTTATATCCAATAATGTTATTATTTCCAACATTTGGTAAATTATCTTTGAATTTTGCAACAAGAAAATTTTTCATATTGTGATAATCTTTACAATAAGATAACAATAGTTTTTCTTGTTCTTTATCTGGATAAATCCGTATTTTAATTCCTTTGAGCATATATTGACCTCCTTTCCATAGTACATTATATTATGTCCTATTTCAAATGTCAATATATAACAAAGGAAAATCATGAATAATTTTTTCTTTACATTTCTGTAAAGCATAGACTATATCTTTTACCATATCCCTATGGTAATCTCTCACTGTACTGCACTTACAGTCACTTAGTCGTTGAACCTCTTCCTGTTCAGAAGTTGGATGCGGATTTTCTAATATTTACAATTTTTGACTGTCATAGTTTATCCTTGTTTCATGATTTTCTATTGTAGTTTGTAAATCTTTAAAGATGTTCCCGCAATTCAAGAGAATTCTTATTTATATTTCTATAAATAAGGGCCTCAATTCGACCAGACATAGCCGCCGTAACTTTTGTGTAATTTTCTAAAATATTATCATTGCCCACATTAAAATCTAATGTTTTGACATCTTCAAATGGAGCCGCACCTATTTTAATTGCTTCTCCTATTCCTTGTTTAATTAAATTTAAAAAATTACCTGCTGTCTCAGCGGAAATTGCAACCATATCTTTAACTCTGCCACCCTTTGGGTCTTTAATCATAGGAATTAACCCTATCATAGCTTTGGTTGCTTCAATCATATATTTATTGGTTTGCAGATTTCTCATTAATGGTTGCAATGCAACATCTTGAAATAATGGTGCTAAGTATGGAATTCGTGCAGATATTTCAGGAGTTAATTTCCATGCAAAAAAACCATCTTCTGGTGATGTTTGAGTCCATAATACCCATGTACCATTACGATGATCTATTTCAGCACTCGGAATATAATTCCCATTATTATCATACATTACTTCGTTAAACTTTTTCTTAAACACATCTGGATACATGGAAATATCAACACCCGGTTGTAAAAACCAGTACATGTTAAAGTCAAACAATAATCCATAATCCCATCGTCCCGTTATTTTACAGTATTGTTGGGGCAATTCTTGTAAAATATATTTATTTCCATCATCTCTAAAAATAAAAAATGCGGCATCTGTACGAAGCAATTCTCTCATAACCTTAGAGAATTCTTGTTTTATATTGAATTTATCTAAAAAATCACATACTTTTTCATAATCTTTTTTATATGCAGGCTTTTCATAATCATCATATTCTGCATTGACACAAATTAAATCCATTACAGAAAATGATAATAAATTAGATAAATAATATAACATCCTTTTATATATCATGGATGTCAATTCAAAAAATTCTGAATAACCTATAAGATTTTCTTCATTATTTTTTGGATCTTTAAGTGCATCTGTTACTTTTTCTTGCGTTGCCGCCAACGGATTTAAGTTAACATCCTTCATCCGTTGATTTATCAAGTCAGGAGTAAATACGTTACTATAATTGCCGTTGTATGCTCTTCTTGCAAATTCTAAAACATCATACAGTTCTTGCTCAGACAACATTTCTTTTTCATTATCTTTCGATTCGCTCATTTTTCACCCTCCCTTCTTTATAAATCAAAACAGCAATGCATATTTTTCTAATTCAGCCAAATCATCAAGATTACTGGTTCTTTTCGGTCTAAAAATATTCTCTCTTCTTTTTTCTTGCAAAGCCCATGCTAACATTGCAAGAGTATAAAATCTATCATCTGGATCTCTATCTTTTCTATCTGGTGCTAAATCATAGCGGTGACTTCCGTTCGATCCATCAAACCGATAGATAGAATAACATTCCTTTTTCATTAAATCTATCTGTACATAAGCGTCTTTATCTTCTTGTGTAAGTGGAGTAGCAATTTTTTCTCCGTCTTTGTCTTCTAAATAAATAAAATCTTTTCCATCCCATTCAGGAGGAAACTCAATCAATCCCAAACTTAACATTTCAATTAAAGCATCAATCATTAAAACTTTCATTTTCATAGGATTGATTAATCTTAATATATTTATAGCATCAGGAAAATTATATAATTGTTCGTCTTGCTCTACTTCGTCACAGATTCCATAATGAAAATTACCTGTAGCATCATTCCAATTCTCATTAAAGTAGTCTCCGATTGTTCTACCTGCGCCACCTGCGCCACTATCCGCCATCAAAGAATGAATATTCTCATAATCTGGCACACCTTGTCCATTATACGAAACAAGCAAGTCTTGAATATACGCTACCTGATCTGGGGTTCGCATTGGCGTATGTGTTTTTTTGTTAACATCCGCAAAAGAAACACAATTAACAATTCTTAATTTTATACCAACACGTTCATCTTCGATAAATCTACCGATAGAACAAACAGAATTATCATGTGATCTTGCAGGGTCATAAGCAAGAATATATTCAGACTTATTATCAATATTATTAAATTCTGGCTTATAATATACAATATTCCTCGCCACCATCGAGCGTTTGATTGGTTGCTTTGCTCCGCCATCCTTTGTGAATTTGTTATAGTATTCCCTCGCTCCCATCTCTGGATCTCTTTTAATAGCACTGGTGATTACTTCTTGTGAAAGTAACGGTTGTACTTCCACACCTCGTACTGTTGGATGCAAAGGAAATTCGCAATTCAAATCAGCAACAAAATAATCTGGATGTCCCCAAAACATTTTTTGAGCGTATTCTTTGTATAAAGTATACAGATGCGTATCCACAGAACTCGCAGATGAAAGAATTAATCTTTGGTTTGGAATATTAATCGGTGTCAGCGAATCTTCAAGCTGTTTTATTACTTTACATATTCGTTAGATATATAAAGAAATTATCCATGATATAGATTTATTGAACAACAATAAATCTTTTTTTGGACTTATCGAGTACAACAAATACTCTCTGCCAGTATTTTATTCATACCGACATTTCTGATATTAATTGCCGCATTAATATCTCTATCCATTTTATTCCCACAACTACAAATCATAACTCGATCTTTGAGTGTCATATCATGTATCTGTCCACAAACAGAACATGTTCGACTTGTATTCCGAGGATTTATCTTGATAAAGTGACTACCAAACTTTTTGCACTTCCATTCTAATTGTTCTTCAAATATATATTTAGGAGCAAGAACGTTCATTCGACGAATGAATTTTCTTTTCTTACCTTTAGATATTTGATTCCAAGAAATATCTTCGATAACAATATGATATTGTTGTGCTAATTTCGTAGTCTCTTGATGAATAAAGTTTCTTTTTAACCCATTCATCCGTTTGTACGCTTTATCAAATTTCTTCTCTTCTTTCGGATAATTTATCAATGTTGATTCCGAAGTTGTCATAAAATTCTTGATTCCCCAATCAAGCCCTAAGAATTCCTTATTGTTATCAATAGCTACATCTTGAACATCATAACATCCTGAAACATACCATTTCTCTTTTTCGCAATGAAAACGTATGTCTTTTAGATATGTTAGATTTTCTTTTGTAGCATATTTTCTATCTATAGGAATCTTTCTTGATATTGTTGATTTATATTTTGCCCTAAGATCTTTTCTTACAGGCATAGGAATCGCAAAATTTTTAATTAAATAAATAGCATCAACAATATAGAATGATTGTTTATTAGGATCATATTTATGAAACTTTGGTGGCTTACTGGATAATTTTTCATAAAATCTTTTTACTCCTGAAACGTAATCAATAATTGCACCACGAACAGAACGCATTAATAATTCTGTTTTACAATTATATTCAGTTTCATATTCTAATAAAAGATCTTTATCCTTATATCCAACAATACCATGTTTACCAACATTTGGTAAATTATCTTTGAATTTTGCAACAAGAAAATTTTTCATATTGTGATAATCTTTACAATAAGACAATAATAATTCTTCTTGTTCTTTATCTGGATAAATTTGTATTTTAATTCCTTTGAGCATATATTAACCTCCTTTCTATAATATATTATAACATATATTATTTGAACCGTCAATATATAACAAAGGAAAATCATGAATAATTTTTTCTTTGTATTTCTACAAAGCATAGACTATATCTTTTACCACTTATAAATGGTAGTCTCCCACTGGGTTATACTTATAACCTCTTAGTCGTTGAACCTCTTCCTGTTCAGAAGTTGGATGCGGATTTTCTAATACTTATAATTGTTGACTGTTATAGTTTATCCTTGTTTCATGATTATCTATTGTAGTTTATAAGTCTTTAAAGATGTTCCCGCAATTCAAGAGAATTCTCATTATCATTACTGATAGTGAGGGCCTGATTGACCCGTAGTTTTACCCATAGTAAAACTTGAATCTTGTGTTAAGAATGGTTCGGTTGTGGTGAACATCTCTTTCGCTCCGAACCCAAATTCATCATATACGTTTAAATTCGCACGTTTACCACGCAACAAATCATAATTTCCTGACACAGAATATGTTGAAGATCCGCTAAATGTTGTATATCTTCTAACATTGTTTTCTTTAACAAATCCATCTGATGTGTTATTCTTAATCATAAGCTCGTTTATGAAAAAGTCTGTTGCATCAGATACAGCAGAAATTTGCTTTTTTGCAATTTGTTCTATTTTCTTAAATAACACAAGAGATTGATCCGTAGAACCAGCTAATAGATATGTGATAAATCCCGGATATAACACAGACTTCGCCATAATTAACGGAGCCGCAAGAAATGACTTACCTGCATTACGAGAAGCTAATACCAAAGAGTACGGTTTTACCCACACATTCATATAAACATATTTTTGAAAGTCAAGAAAATAAATACCTAAAAAATGTTCGGTAAATGAAATAGGATTAGCGCGTCCTTTATTGATAATTTCACTATATTCTCGATAGCCTTCATAAAGCCGTTCTGTCATTTCTGATTCTGTTAGCTTTATAATAATTGTCATTTAAATTCCACTTCAAAACCTCTTTTTTCCATTTCTTTTAATAAAAAATGGTTTTTAAGTTTTAATTTATAATTCTCATCTTCTAATCTGGTAATATCTTTATCTAAACGATCAATATACTCTCTGGAATCTTTAATCATATCTATATATTCACTCTCTGAAAGCATTAACTGTTCCAGAATAGATTTCATATTAATTTCAGATATCTTTTGATACGCTTCGGCAGATTTTATGTCCATATAATTTGTATCAGATAGAGCTATTTTTTTACTTTTTAAATCCATAATGATACCAGACAACGTATCTGCTCCACTACGTAACCCTTCTTTGCTTGATGCAATTCCGTTTTGTCTTGCAAAACTTACAATTTGCAAATTTAAAGATTTTTTTATATCCATAAAAGACTTTAATTTTGCTGTTTGTGCTTCTATGTTCGAATTATCTTCTAACATATTGTTAATAGCATCATTTACATTATTCAACTGACAAAACATTCGGGTTACTTCGATAATTGAACTTAATTTAAAAGAATCTTTTATTGTATTTGGGTTTAAGTAATTTAAGATTGTATTATATAAATATGGTCTATCTTTTGGAGGATCGTCTTTGAATGGGTCGTAGTGAATTAAACTGATTACCTCGTTCATGTTGTGAATATCTTCCTCTGAAAATTCCATATTGTCTTTTTTTTCTTTCAGGTCACTTGCGGCATTCATATGATCTGACGTATCACTAAAATTTTTAGATGAATAGTGAGGTAAGGAGTTCACCTTTTGCATATAATATTTCATTATATGAACAGTAGATTGTTCCCTGAATACAGCAGACTTCGCTAAAGAACTTGAATAATACACATCTAAAATTTGGCACATTTTATATATTGTGAGTTCACTGTCTTGAATTTCTTGTGCTAATTCATCATAAACTTTTGAAACACAATTCTTACACACAAACATTCTGTTATTGTTATATGATGCCAAAATACTATTACTTTTATAAAAAGAATTTTCTACAAGTTTTTTTTTACAACAAACACAATAATTAGTTTTTTCAGCATAACTACTCATTTTGTCTCCATCTCTCTTACTCTACTCTCATTACTCCAAAAAAACTAAATTTTACGTTAGTCTAATATCATTCCAGAAGTTTCAACATGTCCATATGTCTCATTAAATCTATATAATTTTACTTCGGACTTAGAAGATTTCATAATTTTATTTGAATAAATATTTATTCCAACAAATGACGGAACTATAAATATCTTTCTATTCTTATGATTATTTATACCTTGTACAATTTCTCTTTCAGAATGAAAATGCCCCATAAACAAATAATCATATTTACAATTATGATGAAAACTAACATCTTTTAATGCATCTTCTATTTTTTTAATTTGGTGTCCATGAATCGCAACAAACTTTGAATCAAATAAATTAAAACTTACATAATCACTATCTAATCTATTATAAACATAAACTCTTTTGTTATTTCTTAAAGAATCTTTAATATAATTTATAATAATATATTCAAAGTCTTCTGTTGCTAATTCATTTGGTTTTGAATTTAAAGGTCTAATTTGACTATGGTTAGCGGAAGGTACATGATAATACTCAACTTTGCAATGCGCAGACAATCTATTTAAAAAGTCTGCTAAAATACATGAAATTTCTACTACTGCCTGTACTACTGGAATTTCATTCATCACAGCATCATTTAGATGAATCATTCCTTGTACAGAATCACCTAAATTAATTACTGTTATTTTATTTATTTTCTTTTCTTGAATAACATTTGTAAGTTTTGAAAGTAATTGTTCAAATCTCTTACGGCATTGTACTCTTGAATATGTATGATCTTTCAGTGTATATTGTGCACCATAATGAATATCACTAATTGCCAATACATATTTATCATTTTCTTTGTTTCCTGTGTTTTCTGTTACACATAATTCAGGAACGCTTAGGGCCTTGATTTCATCCCTAATGTTTTCGTAAAGTAGTTCAAATCTGCTACTTTGTCTTAAATGTCTATTTAATTCAATTTTAGTAGCTTGTAACTTATAGCGTTCCTTCTGTATATTGTAAATATCAGAACTTTTTTGATTAAAAGGAGACAAATTGGAAAGAGAATCATTATGGTCATTTTGTTCTGAACTACTATTTTCACAAAAGTTTTTCCAATATTTTCTATATGCGTCTTCGCTTTTTTTAATATTGAATTCTTTGTATATTATATCAGCAATTTCTTGCCATGTGAGATTATATTCTTTTTTATTACTACATAATCTAAATCTAAATTCAGAAAATGTTTCATCATTACTTTTAAACTTATACGAAGTAATATTATCAAAATCTATATTATTATCTCTATTATTTTTATTCACTCTGATTTTCATTTACTCATTTACTCTATTTATATACAAAACAACGGAAGACTATTTCTGTATAATAGTCTTCCGTTCCGTAATTTACTGATTGACTCTATTTGAAACCGCCGAAACTGCTTTCGTGTAAACTCTTTTCTTTTCTGGAATATCAATCTGTTCTCCTGTACGTGGATTTCTACCTTTTCTTGCGGACGAAATTCTCACGTCATGCAGAAAGGCACCATCTGTAACCTTTTCTCCTGCAACTAAGGCTTCTATCTTTGTTTCATTAATTGCACTTACGCAAGCCTTAATATCATCAATCTTGAATCCCGTTTTTCTTGCAACTTCTTTGATTAATTCTGTCTTTGTCATTATCCTTTTTTCCTTTTCTCTAAATTTCTCTAAAAAATAAAAAAATATATTTTTAATTACTCAGCAAATTGTCTGGTCTTTGTAATTCTTCCTGCTTCTTTGGGTATCCTGACAATAGCACATTTATAAATTGGCTAAAATCAGAATCAGACAAATAATAATGTCTACGATGGATAGAATGAACCACTCTATTTTGGGGAACAAAACCCCACTGCAATGCGCGCTTATAGTCTCTTTTATGTACCTCAATCATCAATTTGTGTCCTTTTACAGATTTTTATATACATCATGCTCAAAAATGCTACAATGAAAATATCTTATGAGTGTATCTTTTGATTATACACTAAATTTATTATTTTCAATAATAGGAAAATCAAAAGATCCCCTTATAAAAAGTTGTGATATCATTGTCATGAAGAACGTATTCTCCATGATTTTCAAATGGGACAAGTAATTTTATTTTTAATTGTTTATAATCTGCTTGTTCCATGTCTTCATCCTCCCAGCCCCATTTCTTGGGCTTATTTTGCATTTTTTCAATATACCTAAAATCAATTAATTCAGTAAAATAATTCCCTCTAAGTGTATTGTAAGAGACATTTGCAAACTGGGCTAAAGCTGGCAATGAAAGATAAACCTCTTTACAGGCATTTGCTTTTACATAGCATAAAATTGATAAAGCAACTTTTTGTACACGTTTATTATCAAATCTATCTTTAATTTCAATAATATCATTCTTATTTATTTTCACATTGCACTCTGTTCTAAATACATTGTGTTTACTTAAAATATTTAATATTATTTTATTTAAATCAAAATAATGAACGTGATTATATTTCTTTTCCCACTTTTCAATTTCTTTTCTTATTCCAAAAGCATCAAATCCTTTATATTTAAAATATTTTATAAGAATTACATATGCAGAAAAAAAATATTCTTTTTTAAATGGGATACCATTCAATAGCTCTTCTGCTCTTTCTTTTTCATTTATCATGCTATGAATTCCCCTTCATCCATCAACAACAGATCATATCTTTTCCCCAAATAACTATACTTGCCCTCGATATTCAGAGACGGTAAATAAACTTGATTTTTATGCAACATTAAATTTTTTATCAATCCTTCCGATGCCACCCTCCACATAAAAGATTTATCTCTTTTCGAATATTTTTCATAACACAATTTTACAACAATATTCGCCAATTCCTTATCATCCAAACAAATATTTTTACACATGGTTTTGTATTTATTATAATAATATTGCCAATCAAATTGAAATCCCACAATCTCATCCATGCTCAATGTAGGATAATTTGATTGAATCCAATGCATATATTTATTATAATTATTGAATTTATATTGTTCTTGTGATAGTTCTCGCATTTCTTTAGAATATTCTAAAAAAATATTCTCTATTGCATCAAATTTTGATTGATCTAATTCAATAGATTCATCTATCATAATTTGATAATTAAAATCTTTATTAAATCTTTTATATTTAATTGTTTCCTTTTCCCATTTTTCAATTTCCCAACACAATCTATTCATATTTGTTTGTGTTCGTGCAAGTTTTTTCATATTGGCATAATATGGACTTGCGTATTTCATGAAATAAGGAAGTGGCTTCGAATATTTAGCAATATGTTTTGGAATATTATAAATTACTCCTGTCTTTGCGAAGTCTCACCAACGTGGACTATCTCATCATCTTAAACATTTAAGATGGTCGGCGCTCACAGATAATACTATCTGAGGAACTTCATCGTCTCATTGAGATGGTATGTTCTAAGTCTCTGCACCTTCTAAAGATCACTCTTATAGCTTGGCACAGGATTAATACAATACTATGTACTTTCCCTGTTAGCTTATACTCTATTTGCTATTCTCCTGCAAATCCTATACGTAGCATAAACACCCTATATACAAATAGGTTCACCGACTTTTTAACCATACATCACTGTATAGTGCCACAAACTTATGCAATATGGCTTTGCCGTTGATGATTGATAAAATATCTATGTATTTTAGATATTTTCGCTTCACCTCTTCGCTTTTAGGTGATTTATTCCAATAACACGTTGCACAATTAGAGGTTTCTCCAATCATGGAATTTAATGTTCTTAAAACCAAAGCAAGCAAATTTTCTTTTGTGTACTCCTCTGCTAAAGCAGTGATTTTATCTTCGGTGTCAACAACGAACGGAACATTTCTTTCCACTCCACTTTTCATAATATCATCATCTATGACTAAAACTAAGTCTCCATCAAAATCTGCTCCGTTAAGCCTTTGAGGAACAAGACTTTTAGAATTAATCATACAGACATTTGATAAATGCGAACAGTATTCATTGATTAAATCATTTTCTACAGCATTTAATATGACATGTTCTGAATGTGAAAGATGAGGATTTCTTTCTATCAAAAATTCCCCTGAATAATTCCCATGTATGTTATTTGTATAAAATTCATCTTGTTCTAAGCAACCCACAGGTTCTAATTTCCCTATGTGTTCCATGAGCATAATAAGATCTGGTGCTAATATTTTAAAAGTAGATCGGATCCAAAGTTTTCCGCACTTCATCTCATTGATATACTTCTTGAACAGTGACGATAAATACTTTCGAACACTCTCTTCTTTTATCATATCAGAGTTCAACAACATAGCTTCCATGTATGGATTGATAGGTTCTTTTTTGTCATATGTCAATCCCAAAAAAGCATATGTATAAAAAGAATCTCCTTCTATGACTTTATTAATCCAATCTATACTATCTTTTGCCAATCTTGCAAATTTTTCATAAGGAAGTTGCAAATCTTGTAATATTTGATAATTCACTCTGGTGAAAATAGGCTCTTCATCATGTGTAAAATTCCACTTAGAAACACCTATGCAATATTCATACTTATGAAATCTTTCCCAATAATCTTCCCAATCCGCAATGGTTCCTGTCTTTTTAAAATACTTAAATCCTTTATACATGGATTCTGTAAGTATTATCATTGGTTCTTGCGAAGAATGTCGTTCGCCCCAAATATCATAGATATATTCAACATTTCTTTCTTTGTAAAATTTGCAATAATCCATCTCAAAGCACAATCCCTTAATAAAAGGCATCCTAAGCATAATTGAAGTTGGTCTTTCTTTCAACTTAAGAAATTCTTTTATTTGCTCTGTAATGGCAGGATGACAAATACCAGATCCATCAAAAGCATTGATTTCATAGTCTATAACATCCTCGGTTACATCTTTTGATGTCCATTGTCTCTCTTCTCCTGTTTCTTTGTCTATAAAAGTAACAGTATTGTCATATAAATGCTTGATTCTTTGGTTATAAATCGTTTTCATATGATCTGGAACAACAATCACTTTTGGAAAGAAATTTTCAAACATATGACAAGCAGATAACATCAATCCTCGATATGCTACATACTTAGAAAGAACCGTCTTTCCAATATCAATTCCCATGCTGATCCGTTCGTTCAATTCGCTTTCAATTTCTTCATCAACAAAACTCAGTATTGCTGTTCTCGTCATGGATGCAGATCTCTCAGACAGCACAAAATGTTTTCCATTGACATGAAATCCATCTATGATAAGTTTTGAAAGATTTTCTTTATTGCTTTTTCCTCCTTTTGCATCGACAAAAATAACATATGGATTATACTTTGAATAATTATTTGTTATTTTTCTTACTTGACGAAACAATTGATTGTCTTGTTGCTGAATCAAATACAAACGTTCTTCTTTTTTTGTTAGATTAATGCAAAAATCATAATCAATAATGTTCCTGTAAGTAAATTTTCTTACTTTGTAAAGTGGTGGAGCAAACAAAACTTAATTTTCCCCTATTCTTTATTTTTCCACAATGGGAATGAAACATTGATTTTGTATATTTTTATAATAATCAAACTTTTCTTTGCAAAATTCAATTAATGTAAAAATATCATAATCGTATTTCACTTTCTTTTTTCTCTGAGGTATGACAATTGAGTCAATTCCTCTTATGTCTTTTATATTTATACTTTTTTTATTTGTATTCTTTACAAATTCAAGAAAATCATGAATGTGTACAAAGTAAGTTTCCTCTCTTTCTCTAAAGTTAAACAAGAATCCCGAAAATACATTTTGCATGTAAGCATTATACAGTCCAACAATTTGATGTGGCTTAATATCCTTCCCTTTCTCTTTCTTGTTCATAGAGAATGAAAACGAGTCTATCGACTTACTTTTGTTTTCTATAGCAAACATAAACGGAAATTGAAACATTATAAAATCATAAGGATTTTTATTTGAGAATCGAAGTAATGTGGAATCTTGGGAAAATGATTGTGGAGGATCTTCTAATCTCAAGTAATAAATATCCCTTTGTTTTATACTATCTCGAATTTGATTTTCAAATTCCTTTCCTGCATTTGCCATGTTTGGATCTCCTATTTCAGTTTAGCACTTATGGTTTCTTTCGTCAATACTTTTTTGAAAAAATTTTATTATTTTTTTCTTAAGAAAAATTAAGAATTAATTTTATTATTAATTATAATTCATAATATATAATGCTATATTGATTATTATTACATAATTAAGATTGTATACAATTTTAAAATTGTATTTTTTATAAAAATCTCTTGACACAAGAGAAAAAATATGTTATACTTAGGGTGGAGGAGGGGGAAGGGCGGTAATAATAATTAATATATAATATAATATAATATAATATAATATAATT